ATCTTTATATTAAAAAAATTGCCAAGTCACTTCACGGAGAAAGGTCAATAACACAAAAAGATTCAATGTTAAAACTTGGTAACGAGGTTGAGAAATTCACTCAAACTCAAATGTGGGGTTATAACATCATAGATATTATCCATTCAGTTCGTAGAGCTCAAGCAATTAATTCATCAATTAAAGAGGCCGGACTTAAATATATTACAAAATTTATTGATGGTGAAGCTAAAGACCGAGTGTACATAGACCACGATAAGATTGGTTCTTTATACAAAGAAAAGAACTTGTACTGGTTAAACATAGAAAACGGTAAATATAAGAAAGTTGGTGTCAGTGAAAAAATTGATGAGGTATGTGAAAGAAGAACTGACATTTATATTCAAACAACGGGGGACGACATAGTTGAGCGTTACCTTGACGATGACTTAGAAGAAACATTACTTGTTGACGAAGAGTTTAACCAGGGATCTTTTCTTCTTGCATCACTTCTTCCAACAACTTATGAAAGAGTATCAACAATGGGAACAGCAACAATCTGGAAACTTGTAATGCTTGCTTGGTCCTATAAGAATGGTCTTGCAATTCCCGCAAAAAAAGAAAAAAGAAACTTTGTTGGTGGATTATCAAGATTGTTGAGGGTTGGGTATTCTAAAAATATTTTAAAACTAGATTATTCGTCACTTTATCCTTCTATTCAGTTGGTTCATAATGTATTCCCAGAATCGGATATAACAGGTGTTATGAAGGGTCTATTATCCTATTTTAGAAATTCCAGAATTACGTATAAAAATTTGGCTGAAGAATATAGTAAAGTTGATCCAAAAAAATCAAAATCTTTTGATACTAAGCAGTTACCAATTAAGATATTCATAAATTCACTTTTTGGCGCTTTATCCGCACCACAGGTTTTTCCTTGGGGGGATATGGATAAAGGGGAAATGATTACAACAACAGGAAGACAATATCTACGAATGATGATAAATTTTTTCACAGAAAGAGGTTATAGTGCGACCGTAATGGACACAGACGGCGTTAATTTTTCTATTCCAGACGGTGTTGAGAATAGACGGTATGTTGGTAAAGGTCTTAATTGGAAAGTAACGGAAGGTAAAGAATATTTTGGTGAAGAAGCTGATGTTATGGAGTTTAATGATTTAGCAATGAAAGGTGAAATGGCATTAGATACAGACGGCCAGTGGCCTGCGTGTATTAATCTTGCACGTAAAAATTATGCTTTAATTACAGATAAAGGTAAAATCAAACTAACTGGTAATTCAATTAAATCTAAAAAAATGCCAAAATATATTGAGTTATTTTTAGACAAAGGTGTTAAATTATTACTTAATGGTGATGGTCAAGGATTTGTTGAGTGGTACTACGAATATGTACAAAGGATATTTGACCAAAAAATTCCTTTAATGGATATAGCAAACAAAGCAAAGATTAAGCAAACAATTGATGACTACATTAAACGAAGTAAGACAACAACTAAGGCTGGTTCTTTAATGTCAAGACAGGCACATATGGAGCTTGTAATTAAAGAAAATCTAAATGTTAGTCTTGGTGATGTTATTTACTATGTTAATAATGGAACAAAAGCTTCACACGGTGATGTTCAAAAGGTTAATAAACCAAAAGTTGGATGGAATGATGAACAAGTGGAATTATTTTTCTCGGATTCTACAACAATTAAAGGTTCATACAAGGAAAAAGAAAAATTCCTACTTGATAATGGTTGGGAAAAATCTTGGTCAGAAGATAACTGGGTACGTAGTAACTCTAAAAATAAAGAAGCTAATACCGGTGTACCAACCGATGTCGCGTATAGACTTGTTAGTACAGATTCGGTAATACAACTTAATTGTTATAGAATTAACCCCCAAGAATTAGAAAGTAACCCAGGGTTAACAGGTGAGTATAATATCCAAAGAGCAATTGCAACATTTAACAAAAGAGTAGAACCACTGCTTGTTTGTTTTAAACAAGAAGTCAGAGAAGGGTTTTTAGTTAAAAATCCAGAGGATAGACCTTTCTTTACCAAGGACCAATGTGAGTTAATAAATGGTGTTCCGTTTGACGATGGAGACCAAGATAAACTAGAAGATGTTATGGTAATATCCCAAGAAGAATTAACTTTTTGGGAAAACATTAACACCTCACCTTACCATATGTATGAGGGTATTGATTCATATATGCAAAAATTTATTTCATAAATTTTTAATAAAAGTGAAACTTTAATAAATTAACTCATCTTCAAGCCGTCACTTGATAAAATATACCAGTTACCCTCAACAAATTGAAACTGAACACAAGCACCTCTTTCTAAAAGGAGCTCGTCCCATTCTTCGTCTATTGAACCAACATCAGATTTAACTAAAACACTAGTTAACGATTTAATTGTGATTTTATTTGTCACATTTGAATTTAATGTAACTTCTGAGTACTCAACATTTTTTACAATTAAAAATGTTTCATCATTAGTTGTGTAAACAGAGTCAGATATTATTTTATGAATCTCTTTTGGTTTCTCAATAATAATTCTTGGTTCAACAACAGTTTGTGTTTGGTATTTTACAATATTTTTTCTTGGTGTTATGTTCTCAACTCTTATCATATTACATAAATTTGTCTTGGCATAGCTCTAAACTTGAGCTGTTTATTTAAGTTTTCAGCAAGTAATGCTTCACGTTCCATAACTTTCTCTGGTTTTAACCTAGTAAGTCTACCTTCGGCACCAATAAGTTCGTCAATTAGTTTTGTCTTCTCGTCTTTAGCTTCAGTTGCAAGTGATGTATAATCCATCGTAAGATCACCACCTTCACCAGTTTTTAAGTTTCCACTAAATTTACCACGAACTCTAGATAGTGTTTCTTTACAATATGCAATAAACCACCTTCTAATCCAAACTTGCGCCGGATTATTTAACTCTAACCAATTCATTTTGTCAAATGGAACATCAGATGGTAGTCTTATTATATCTGGATTTTTTGCCAAACAACTATCTCTATCACCACCGTCATCGTAATACCAATACCAAACCCTACCTCTCATTAAGGTCCCATTACCAAAGTCAAATTTACCACCAGGTGTATTCATTAAATGAACTGCTTTTTTACCTTCTGGTAATGCTGTTACACGATATGTTAATTCACCGGCAATAATTCTTCTTTGTATATTAATTTCTTGCATTCTAAGTAACATATCAAAAGCCGGCATCATAAAGTAACTACCTGCCATATTACCCATTTGTGCTAGACCACCACCACCACCAAGACCGCCACCAGCGCCCAAAGAACCAAAAGACCAAGGGTCAAACATTGTGTTATTCAATGTTGGGGGAGTAAACCAAAGTAATTCATTGAGTTCTCTATTTGCCGGAATTTCATATATTTGTTGGTTTGGTACCAATTGTATATAATCCTTTTTTAATACAGAATCACCACCTGCTTGTAGTCCCACAATTTTTGAGTAAGCATAAGTATATCTAGTTTCATAATCTAAACTTCTAGTTGTAAAAGCCTTTGTTAATGATTGTGTGTCTAGATTTAGATTGTAAAGTGCCGTCCATTGTGACTCAATTAACCAATCTTGGACATATTGTGAATACTCATCAATAGAAAATTCTAAAAGAGTATCCATTTGTTCATCTTCTAACTCAACACTTCTAAGTGGTGCGCCAAGTAAATGTCTTACTTTTGTGTATAATTTACTTCTTTCTGGTTCATCAATAATTGCCATCGTGATTTTTTATATAAATATCATAATAAATTATTTTAGTATCCTTCTCATGTCTATCTTAAATCTTTCATTTCTAGAAAGATTTTTAATAACGTCCTGTGGTATATTATCACCTAATTTACCTACACCATATTTTTGACCTAAATTATTAAATAAATCAAGAACTTCTTTTGTTTTATCATCACCTAATAAAAATTCGGAATATTCTTGCATAGATATATCTGGAAATTTAATAAAACCCCTTAATGGTGTAACTTCAGAATTTGTTAATTTAAGTATTTTTGTTGAGAACCTTATTTGTTGAGAACCTTTTGATTTTGGTGCGGTTGTCATTCCAGGTAATTTAAGAATGTTTTTAAGCGCATTTTTATCGTAATAATATAATGATATTTCATAATCATTTTTTGGTACACCAAGCAACATACCGTCAATATCTACTAATAAATAACTAATTAAATCTTCAGCAACATTTCTCATATCCTGATTTTCACTATTAATTAATTTTGCGATTACATTTGGTTCAGACTCAATGCTTTGTAATAAGTTTTTATTTTCATCACTACCCGTGTATGAATTAATATAATTACTTAACGAAGCTTTCACGCCTTTTAATACTGGTGATTCACTTGTGTCTCTAACAATTTTACAAGAGATTTTTAAATTATCTGACGTAATAATATCATAAGGGGTGTTTAACCCAGAAGAAATATTGCCACCTAATAAGCCAGAAATTAACGCCTCAAAATCAAGACCCCTTGACCTACTTCTAATGAATCTTTGATAATAATTATTAAATCTAAATCTAGTTCTTTCGGAAGTATTGTTTAAATCTAAAGACATTAAACCAACTATTGACCTATCAAATTTTAAACCGCGTTCATCAATTTCTGTTGTTATTATATTATTGATTGCAACTTCTGCTGCTTCAGCGTCTAATGGAATTAATCTAATTTTTTGTAACTCACGATTCATCGCACGTTTAATATCCGGTTCAAATTCCTCACTTTCTAATAAAACTTTTAAATAAGATTCGTTTAATTTTTTTTTAGATTTTCCAGCATAAAGATCATTAACAAATTCCCAATTTATGTGGTTCCAGAATTTTTTAATATACTCATCTCTTTTATTTCTATATCTCAAATAATAAGCGTGTTCCCAAAGATCAAGACCAAGTAATGGGTATCCACCATCTTTAATAATATTCATTAAAGGGTTATCTTGATTTGGTGTTGACATAATTTTTAGTCTATTTGTTTTTGTTAAAACAAGCCATACCCAACCAGAACCAAATCTTTCTTTAGCAACCTCATTAAATTCGTCTTTCATTTTTTTAATGTTACCATATTGTTTGGTAATCTTTTCAAAAATCTCACCTTTTGGTATTTGTTTTTTTGGTGATAACATTCTCCAAAATAAAGCATGATTAAAAGCACCACCAGCATTATTTCTAACTTTTATATCGTATTTACTAATGGATTTTATAATATCTTCTAAATCAACGTCTTTGTAATTCTTTTTTGAAAGTGCGTCGTTTAATTTTTTAACATACCCTTTGTAGTGTTTGTTGTAATGAATATCCATTGTTTCCGGATCAACAAATTGTTTCATTGCTGAATATGAATACGGTAATTTTTCAATACCAATTTTTTTCATTTCAAGAAGAAAATCCTCTTTAATGTTTTGTTTTTCAGTAATTAAAATATCTTCTTTTAATAAATTTATTTTTTTATTTATACTTTCATACATCATTTCTTCTTTTTCTGGAAACTTTTTTTCAAATTTCTTTAATAGAGAACCAGCTTCAGCATTTGCTTCATCTTCTAATGGTCCACCGATATTTTCTTTTGGTGTTTTATCTTTTACATTAATTTGCCATTCGTGTATCCATTCGTGGGCTAAAGTTCTAAAGATATCTCTATTCATTCTACCTTTAGTTAATATTTTTAATTCAGAATCTTGAGTCCTACTTCCAGATGTCATTGTACCAAATCTTTCACCAGTAAAAATAATTGTAATCTCGTTTTTTAATGGATACTTTTTTTGTAGAAATTTTATAAAATCGTTTGCTAATTTTCTGTCTTTTTCAGACATATCACATTTTATATGTTTTACCTTAACTTTCATTAACTATAAATACATTATAAAATAAAAAACCCCACTTTTGGGTGGGATTTGGTTAACTTCTTTTGTTTATTAGGTTTAGTATTTCTTCTACAACATCACCAGATTCTTGTAGTTCATCACCCATTACAGTACCAATCACTTTCTTTTTTTTATTTAATATATCATATATAACCCCCTCTATTGTATTTTCAAATATTGGGTAATAAACAAGAACATTATTTTTTTGTCCATAACGATAAGCCCTATCTTCGGCCTGTGCGTGTTCTGCAGGAACAAATGATAAGTCATTCATTATTACAACTTCAGCTGCTGTTAATGTAAGACCAACACCTGCCGCTTTTAAATTTCCTACAAACACTTTTATTTTTTCATTTTCTTGAAACTGGTCTACAGCATACTGCCTTTGTACTTTATTGCAACTGCCGTCCAAATAGACAGATTCTTTCCCAAAGTGAGTGTGTATTAGTTGTAGTGTATCGGTAAAGTTTGTGAAAATAATTACTTTTTTTCCTTGATCTACAATGTTTTGTACAAACTCAATTGTGTCTTTTACTTTTTCATTTGCAATTACTTTTCTTACTTTCATTAATTTTGAAAACTGGACTGTAAGTGAAGATGATTCATCTTTTCTATTTTCTAACCATTCGTAATACTCACCCATTAAATCTTTGTATTCTTTTGATGAGGTTCTTAAATACACTGGTGTAATAATCTTGTCCGGTAAATCTAAAACATTTTCTTTTAATCTTCTTAAAATTTGTTTTGATGTTCTATCCCTTAACTCTTCTAGGTTTGACGCCCCAGTTACGTTCCAAACTTTTCTATTACCAGCTCTAAACTGAAATCCCTGACAATAACGAATTGCATAAGCCATCCAGTTTTGAGCAACAGGACTTTCAATTATGTTTAATAGATTATAGTAATTAATAGGTCTTGATGTCATTGGTGTTCCGGTAAGTAACCAAACTCGTTTAATGTTTTTTGTAAAATCGTTTATAAGTTTTGTTCTTTGTGCTTGAGCATTTGAGACCATATGTGCCTCATCTAAAATTACAAGTTCAAATTTTGATTGTAATAATAAAGAATTTTCTTTGTCTTCCTTGTTGTGGAAATTTTTTAATATGTCATAATTAACAATAACAAAATCGGCTTCAGTTGAGAATTTTTTACCTTCAGCAATATAACAAGTTCTATCCGAATAATTTGCAATTTCTCTTTCCCAGTTTATTTTAAGTGATGCAGGACATACTATTAATATTTTTTTAGCACCGGTCTCAAGAGCCGCAATAATTGTAGAAGTTGTCTTACCAAGACCCATATCATCGGCCAATATAAATCTTCTTGACCCAATAAGTTTTTCTATTGCTTCTTTCTGATGTGATAGCGGTGGTCTATGATCGTATTTAGAGTAATCAATGTTAACCTCATCTACCGTTTGTGATTTAATCAAAGACGACTTAGGTACCCAAAATTCAGATAAACTGTCTTTTTCAAAAAATTTACCCCAGATATGATAAGACTTATCTTTTTCAACTAATAACTTTTCAATGTAAATTTTTTCTGGAGTTTCAAACAAAGACCTTTCTTGTGCAAACTTTTTAGCAAAATAAGGATCTAACTCAACCCACTTACGAGCAACTTTAGGTTTTGTATCAAAATACGTTACAACATATTCAGCTTGTGTTCTTGTAGGATAAAACTTTTTATTAGTGTCCTTTTTTGTTTTCATATAAAGAATATGATTGTTAGCTCCACTATATGAATCCAATAAATCAAGTGCTTTATGTTCTATTAATTGTTTTTGTAATTCCAAAATTCCAAGTTATAATTAAAAATAATAATAAAAACAATATTTATCAATAAAACAATAAAATGCAAAGTAGGATTCCAATAACAAGATTAGGTAAATTTTTTGGTGACAGTGATTTTAATCTTGAAATTGAGATGGGTCAGGAGTGGTTAGTTGGTGATATGAACTTTACTTGTGTTCTTTATAAGGTTGATAAATTAAAAACTAAAACCGATGATGTTTATGGTGAAACCGTATCTGACGGTGTTAAATTTTTACCACCTATTGAGTTTAATGCGTTTATTCAAATTGCAACACCTGAAAACAAAAATGTTGGGTCAACTAAAAATGTTCAATTAGAACCTGGAAATATCACTGTTTCGGTTTATTTAAAAACATTGGAGGAGTTAGATATTGATATTGATCTTGGAGATTACGTTGGTTATTACGATACAGAAAATTTTGTAAGATATTACACTGTTGTTAATGACGGTAGAGTAGTGTCTGATTTTAAACACACATATAAAGGTTATCGTCCTTTTTATAAAACTATTGTTGCGGCACCAGTCGGACCTAATGAATTTAGAGCATTATAATAATGGCATTACCAAAAAAAATAAAAAAATATATTCCGTTAACCGAATCTAAAACTCTTTTACCAAGAAGAAGAGAACTTCGTGATATGATAGAGGCGGATGGAACGTTTTTACCTAAAAGTTTATTACACGCAGATTTAGATCGCGGATTTTTAGATTTTGTTCGTGATGAATTAAAGTGTGTTGTCGAAGGTAAAACAATACCAATGATAGATATTTTAATAACAACACAAAATTGGGCCCAGTTTGTTGAAACTTGGGACTTTCAAAATATTGATAAAAATACCGAACCACCATTTATAACTGTAATTAGAACCCCAGAAGTTAAATATGGCAATAACCCATCGATAGTTTACACAATACCTAATAGGAGATTATATTTTTATGCTAAGGTACCAACTTGGGATGGAAATAAAAATGGTTATGACATTTATAAAATACCACAACCAGTCCCAGTTGATATAACTTATACTGTTGCTATTATCTGTAATAGAATGCGTGAGGTTAATAAATTTAATCAAATTGTTATTGAAAAATTTTCATCGCTTCAAGCGTATCAAACAATTAAAGGACATTACATACCAATTAAAATGAATAACATAACGGATGAGTCGGTTATGGATTTGGAAAAAAGAAAATACTATATACAAAAGTATGAATTTACACTGATGGGGTTTTTAATTGATGAAGACCAATTTGAGGTTAGTCCTGCTATTACTAGGTCATTCCAGTTGTTTGAAACCGAAACTCCGTATAAAAAAAGACGACAAAAAAGGGTACAACCACCAGAACCAACAGTCTATGACGTTGTATTTCCAGTAACAACAGATGAGGTTGAGGAGTTGTTTAATTATACATTTAAAATGAATTTAATGGAATCGAACAATATTAGTTCATTCCAAGTTTATATAAATGGGGATTACTACGGAAATGATTTAACTGAAATACAAATTAACACAAGTGATACAATTTTATTTCAAATTGTTAGACTAGACGCAACACAAGTGGCTAGTTTAGTATACGTTGAGTCCCTTAATTAATCTTCACCGTATACGTCTTTTTTTTCTTTACATTTTTCCAAAATAAGTCCTTCTAAAAATTTATACATTTTAAGTCCTCTCTTATCACAATATTTTTTTAAGACATCGTGAACGTCTTTATCAATCTTTAAATTTTTTATCATTTTTGGTTGTTCTGACATAGGTAGAAAAAAGGTAGAAAAAAATCATACCAAAATATAAATAGTTTATAATAAGTAAAGTTTTTGCTTAAAACGTTAATATTTATATTAAAATAAATGAATAAATTAAATAAAGACAATGGCTACTAACAGTAAAGTTTTTGTATCACCAGGAGTTTATACATCAGAAGTTGATTTGAGTTTTGTTGCTCAAAGTGTTGGTGTTACAACTCTAGGAATAGTCGGAGAAACAATTAAAGGTCCAGCATTTGAACCAATTTTTGTAAGAAACTACGACGAATTCCAATCTTATTTTGGTGGAACATCACCAGATAAATTCGTAAACACACAGATCCCAAAATATGAATCTGCTTATATCGCTAAAGCGTATTTACAACAATCAAATCAATTGTTTGTTACCAGAGTTTTAGGATTATCTGGATATGATGCCGGACCTTCTTGGTCTATTTTAACTAAAGCAAACTTGGACTCCAAAACATTAGATTATTGGTGTTTGAGTGGTGGTACGGTTTTATGTGAACCTGGTTGTGTGATTAAAAAAGAATTACCATTTACCGTAGAATTTAGTGCGTGTACTCTAAATACAGGGTCTGTTAATTACTTAACAAGTTTCCCAAGCGACATCCAAAACATTCTAACTTCTTCTTATGAAGAATTTGATGGTGATTTATCAACACTACAAACACAAATTAACGCATTAATCGCTGATGTTATTAACAGTAGCAATCCAACTGCGGCACAAAATAATTTTATAAGATATTTTGGTTCAATACCACAAGCAGATTATAATACTTTATACGGTGGTGGTTACACGGCAGAAACAAATGTATTTGCTGTTGATAATGTTGTTTTTGAAAATTCAGACCCAACTTCACCACAAAACGATTCTTGGTATTACGCATTGTTTCAAAATGCTGGAAATAGTTTATATTCAGGGTTTTCATTCTTTTCATCGGTTGATAACCTTGTTCAAACAAACATATATACAAGTTTACAAAATCCGTTCACTCCGTATATGATAACAACGACAACAACGACTGGAAATTTTGGTCCTTATAATTTAGTTGTAAGTGTTGCACCAGGTTCAATTGTTGTTCAATTTTGTTTATCTTCAACATTACCAGTTCCAAATGATGTAACATTATCATTTGATGCAACAATAGATGTTACAAGTGGATTACCAATATTAATTAGTGATTCTGTAACAATCGAGGCTGGTGAAGTTAGTGGTTGTACAGTTGTTAGTTTCCCTAACGATGACTACCAAAGATTGGCAGGTACTGGCTCATTAAGTAATTTAGTATCAAGTGACCCAGCAGAATTAGACCCTAATGATGTTGCAATCACTCTACAATTTGTTTGTGACCCAATTTTACCAACAACTACAACAACAACAGTACCACCAATACCAAATGTATGTTTTACAGGTTCTGTTGTAGGTATGATTTATTATTACACTGGAAGTTCATTTACTGAATATGACGATTTAGTTATTACAACATTGAGATCAAGAGGTAATTCTCCTTATTCAGATGGAACAAATCCGGTTTACGAAGTTACTGGTATTACAGATGTTACAATAGATATGACTGGTCAATATAGTGGCGTTCTTAAAAATCCGTTCTTACCATTTAGCGTTGGTGTTACTAACTATGATGGTAAAGAATTTGATTTTGAGGTTTCATTATCTAATAGTGATGCTAAAAATATTAATAAAGTATTTGGTCGTGGTAATTTTGAAAAACCAAGAACTCAAGTTCCATTAATGATTGAAGAATCATATTTAAATTTACTTAACTATGCGTGGAGTAAAGGTTATATAAGAGGTTTAAGTGCTGAATTAGTTGCTAGTGAAGGTGCACAAAGTAATGATTTAAATAGTATTGGTTACTACTTAGAAAAATTCCAATCACCAAGTACACCTTGGGTTGTATCAGAATTAAGAGGTACAAAAGTATATAACTTATTTAAGTTCTACACAATTTCAGATGGTAATAGTGCAAACACTGAAGTAAAAATTTCATTGGCTGACTTATCATTTAATAATGAAACGTTTACAGTTTTAATTAGAGATTATTTTGATAGTGATTCTAACCCAGTTGTATTGGAAAAATTCACTAACTGTTCAATGAACCCACAAGAAAATAACTTTATTGCTAAAAAAATTGGTACATTAGATGGTGAATATGAATTAAAATCTAGATACGTCCTTGTTGAAATTAATGAAGACGCACCAATAGATTCAATCCCTTGTGGTTTTGAAGGTTATACATTCAGAGAATATCCAGGTGGAAGATCACCATTCCCAGTTTATAAAACTAAATATTTCTTACCAGGTGAATTAGTATTTAACCCTCCTTTTGGTTTATCCAATGGTGGTGATGATGCGTTCACAAGTGGTGGAGATAACGTTAGAAGAACATACTTAGGTTTAGGTTCTTACTGGGGTGTCGATACAGATTTCTTCCAATATAAAGGAAAAAGAAAACCATTTAACTTATGTACTGGAGAACCATTTGATTGGGATTTCAAAACTAAAGGTTTCCATATGGACGAACTTGCTAGTGGAATTACAATTTCAGCAGCGTTTACTTCAAGTGGTACTTCGGCTTTTGAAGTTGGTGATGCAACATTCTCTTCAGAACCTACAGACCCAACTGATCCTTACTACAGATTAAACGCTAGAAAATTCACAGTAATGGTTTATGGTGGATTTGATGGTTGGGATATCTATAGAGAATACAGAACAAATGCTGATAAATATACTTTAGGTAGAACAGGATTCTTAAATGGCGCTTGTTCATCTTTAAGATATCCAAAAGGTAAAGGAAATGGATTGTTTAAACAAATTGCAATTGGTGATGGAAGTGTTGAATATGGTAATACAGATTACTACGCTTACTTATTAGGTATTAGAACATTTGCTAACCCAGAAGCCGTAAATATCAATATATTAACAACACCAGGTATTGATTTGTATAATAATAGTAATCTTGTTGAAACAACAATCGATATGGTTGAAAATGAAAGAGCGGATTCACTTTATATTACAACGATGCCGGATTACAATATGTTTGTCGCAACAACAACTGAAGGTGATAACTTTATCTACCCGCAAGAAGCTGTTGATTTGTTAGAAGAAACAGGAATTGACTCTAACTATACTGCAACATATTATCCTTGGGTGTTAACAAGAGATAGTGTAAACAATACACAAATCTATATTCCAGCAACGGCTGAAGTTACAAGAAACTTGGCTCTTACTGATAATATTGCATTCCCTTGGTTTGCGGCAGCAGGTTATACTCGCGGTATTGTAAATTCAATTAAAGCTCGTAAGAAGTTAACACAAGAAGATAGAGACGTTCTTTATCTTGGTAGAATTAACCCAATCGCAACATTTGCTGACGTAGGTACTGTAATCTGGGGTAATAAAACACTTCAAGTAAGAGAATCAGCTCTTGATAGAATCAACGTAAGAAGATTGTTATTACAAGCAAGAAAATTGATTTCTGCTGTTTCTGTAAGATTGTTGTTTGATCAAAATGACCAACAAGTAAGACAAGACTTCTTGAATGCGGTTAACCCAATTTTAGATTCAATAAGAAGAGATAGAGGTTTATATGATTTCCGAGTAACAGTATCAAATGATACCGAAGACTTAGATAAAAACCAAATGGTTGGTAAAATCTATATTAAACCTACAAAATCTTTAGAATTTATTGATATTACATTCTACATTACACCAACTGGTGCGTCGTTTGATGATGTATAATCAATTAAAGATTATTATAAAGTGGGGGTCATTGATCCCCATTTTTTATTTTATGTAATATTTATTAATATGAATTATAAAAATTTAGTTAGACAACTCATTAATGAAATTATTGATGATGCTCATACACCAGTTATGAAATATTATGCATTTGACTGGGATGATAACCTAATGTATATGCCAACAAAAATTTATCTAGTTGATGATAAAGGTAAATCGGTTGGAATGTCAACTGAAGATTTTGCCGAATATAGAACTTTAATTGGAAATGAAGATTTTGGATATGAGGGACATACAATTGTAGGTTTTGATGAAAATCCTTTTAGAGATTTTAGAGTTACTGGTGATAAAAAATTCTTGGAGGACGCGATGAAGGCGCCAACTGGACCAGCTTGGGGAGATTTCGTGGAAGCGATAAACAACGGCTCAATATTTTCGATTGTAACTGCAAGAGGACACACACCAAGCATTTTAAAACAAGGGGTATATAATCTAATCAAAAAAAATATGCATGGTCTTAATTCTAATCTATTAGCAAAAAACCTCTTAAAATATAGAAATTTGGCGGATGAAGATAAATTAACAAAAGATCAATTAATAAAGTCTTATCTTGATATGTGTAGATTTTACCCAGTTTCATTTGGTGAAGGTTCTGCAACTAATCCTGAGCAAGCTAAAATAGAAGCTATGGAAGAGTTTGTTGATTATGTAAAACTCACTTCAAGGAATTTACAAACAAAAGCTATGATGAAAAATAAGATTAGTAATTATTTTACACCATTTATTGGATTTTCAGATGATGATGTAAGAAATGTAGAATCTATGAAAAAACATTTTGATAAAAAAGAAGATAATATATTAAAGACTTATTTAACAGCAGGAGGAGAAAAGAAAGAATATTGATAAACTAATATATTAATTACTAAAGTAGTATTTATAATAGAATATATAATTTGAAAAAAAGTCAAAGTAAATAGAAAAATTTTTCATAAAGATATATTTATCAAATAAAGAAAATAAACAATTAAAAAAAAATTAAATAATTATGGCTGATTTATTAATGAAAATGCCAGTTCCGTATGAACCAAAAAGGCAGAACAGGTTTATCGTTAGGTTTCCTTCAAGTTTAGGAATTAACGAGTGGTTCGTTGAAAGCGCATCAAGACCATCAATTAAAGTAGGTTCAACCGAAATTCAATTTTTAAACACATCAACTTATGTTGCTGGTAGGTTTAACTGGGATCCAATTACTGTTAAATTTAGAGACCCAATCGGACCGTCTGCATCACAAGCATTAATGGAATGGATGCGTCTATGTGCTGAATCAGTTACCGGTCGTATGGGTTATGCCGCTGGATACAAAAAGAATGTTGATTTAGAAATGTTAGACCCAACTGGGGTAGTTGTTGAAAAATGGATTTTAGAAGGTACATTTATGACAGACTTGAACTTTGGTTCTTTATCTTATTCACAGGATGCGATTGCTGATATTTCGGCAACACTTCGTATGGACCGTTGTATTTTAGTATACTAATTTACTCCAAATGATATTTAAAACCCGCATAATTTTTTGTTATGTGGGTTTTTTATTTACAAAAAACATAAGTAAGATATTTTTATAATAAAAAAGAATATGGAAACTAATGTTAATGATTATGGACAAATGAATTTTAATTTACCACACGATGTAGTACCACTACCGTCTGGGGGAATCTTCTATCCAAACAAAAAGAAAAGTGTTAAGGTAGGTTATTTAACAGCCGCTGATGAGAATATATTGGTTAATATGGATGGTAATAAATCAATTAAAGAAACATTAATATTACCACTATTAAGAAACAAATTATATGAACCAGATTTAAGACCAGAAGAATTATTAGACGGTGATTTGGAAGCAATATTACTTTTTTTAAGAAATACATCTTTTGGTCCAGAATATACTGTTTCTGTTAATGACCCACAAACAGGAAAATTATTTGATGCTACAATTGTTCTTGATGAACTAAACATTAAAAAAAATTCAGTAGACCCAGATAGCGACGGTACATTTACTGTTACCTTACCAAGGAGTAAATCAACGGTCAAATTAAAACCTTTAAATATGAGGGATTATCTGGAAATAGAAAGAACATTAGAGTCATACCCACAAGGAAGAATCCAACCAACAGTTACATTAAGACTTAATAAACTTATTGTTGAATTGGACGGAAAAGCAAATAAGGGGGATATTGCAAAATTTGTTGAATCAATGCCTATTTCTGATTCTAAGTACATTAGAAACTTTATGTTTGAAAACGAACCTAGATTAGATCTTAAAAAAGAAGTTATAGCCCCGTCTGGAGAAAAAGCAGTAGTATCTATTGCTTTTGGGGTGGAGTTTTTTCGGCCTTTCTTCTCAATATAAGTTAAGACTTATTGACGAATATATCTATTTAGCTAGAATGTTAAAACTTTCATATAGTGATTATCTGATTATGCCAACATATTTCAGAAGGTATGTTATTGATAAAATTTCCGAACAAAACCAACCATAAAGTATTTATCAATAAACTAGAACCCAATGATGTTTGATGATAAAGCCAAAACAGATTCCGCAGGACAAGAGGAAGAAAAAGCGGTAATTGATAACGCAGCCACCTTACAACGGTCTACGGTTTATAGTACACAACTTACAGAAGCGGCTAAAAATGGGGTTACCGGTATTGGAAAAACAGTAAATGGTGTTTTAGGTACTATATTAGGTGAACTAAAAAATTTAACCTCACTTGAGGGAAATTTAGAAAGATTAAAATTTTTAGATGCCGAAGGTGCAAAAATAAATCAAGCATTAGGTACCGGTTCGGCAAAAGCTGATGAATTTAGAAAACTAATTGCCGACTCAGCACCAAAATTTGCAGAACTAGGTTTATCTATTAGTGAAGTCCAAAAACAATATGTTGATTTATCATCCGCCTTTGGTTCAAATATATCAATTAGTGACGAACGAATGGCAGAACTTGCCGCAACCGCTAAAGTAACTGGTGTTAGTGCAAAAGACTTAGCATCATCATTTAGAGGTGTTGGTGTTAATTTGAGTGGTGTTGCCGACAAAATGATGGTCGTTACAAAAGTAGCAAAAGAATCTGGTGGTATTGTAAGAGATGTTGCCGACAAAGTAGTAAAGAATATCGGTCAGATGAATATGTATAACTTTGACGGCGGTATAAAAGGTCTTGCTAAAATGTCCGCCCAAGCTTCTAAACTTGGTATTAGTATGGATAGTATTTTTAAACTAACCGAAAAAGTTTTTAACCCAGAAGGTGCAATTGAAACAGCAGCAGCATTACAAAGATTAGGGGTTCAAACAAGTGCCTTAACAGACCCTTTAAAATTAATGGATTTATCGGCAAACGACCCAACTGAACTACAAAATCAAATTGTAAAAATGTCAAAAGACTTTGTTAGTTTTAATAAAAACCTAGGGGAATTTCAAATTATGCCAGGTGAAAAAAGAAGATTAAGAGAAGTGGCAGATGCTTTAGGTATGACAAGTGATGAGTTAGCAAAAATGTCATTGAACGCTGCGAATTTAGATTACAAAATGAAACAAATTAAATTTGCGCCTGGTACCTCAAAAGAAGATAGGGAAATGATTGCATCTATGGCTCAAATCAATAAAAAAGGTATGGCTGAAGTTAAAGTCAAACAAATGAAAGAGGTTGATGGTAAACAAGTTTTTACCGGTGAATATGAAATGGTTGAAGTTGGAAAGTTAACAACAGATCAACTAAAATTATTAAAAGAATCTCAAGAACTACAAGGAAAATCTATGGAAGAACTCGCAATTGATCAACTTTCTTCTTTACAATCAATTGATGCAAAAATATCGGCAACGTTAACAGCTATGGGTTTTGGTGCCGCAACAACTACATTAATGCAAACTGGCTATGAGGCTATAACTACTGGAGCTAGAAA